ATTAATTTAAATGCCGGAGTATTATTTTTCATCCACAATATCCTATTTTCTAAAATATAGGGATTATTCTTACTAAAGAAAGAATATTGTCCACTTATTAAATGCTGTAATAGCACATTTGTTTTATATCCCTCTATGGATTTTATAACAAGCCTCCGACTACGGTTGCTATCTTGATAATAACTGAGAAGCTCGCAGTTATTTTTTTTACAAATTTCTTTTAGTTCTTCTTCTGATTTTTTTATAAACACGAGCTACCTCCTTTTAGACTTTACCACCTCGGCCAATATTAGTCCCCTGAGCACGAGTTTGGTCTCCTTCATCTGAAAGCTCGCTGTCTTTCTTTCTTGGTCTACCTTTAGGGGCACTACCCGCTCCCCCGGAAGTAGCAACCTTTGCAGATATGTTAGCTTCCGTAGTTTGCATGTTAGCTTCCGCAGTTTGTTTTGCAATCTTATCCTGTTGAATAAACATCGGGTTGGTTAGCATTCCCATGAAGTCCGTACCCTTAGCTTCTTCCATATGCTTTCTCATTACAGAAGGTTTCATTCCAAGAGAAGCGGCTATTTTCTGGGGCAATACAATCCCGTTATCAAATAAATCCATTGCTTTGGTATACCTGAATTCTCTATTTAAAAAGAAGGTAGTTCCTTCAAATTCGAATCTGAATTTGTATTTTTGAGTATACCTGCTTGCCCAGTAATTCATGAATGCCCCGAATTGGTCATACAATGCTGTCATCATTTGTTCATCAACATTTAAACTAAGTTGTGTTTCAATTGCATTAGGTTTAATATCACTACTAAATATCAAGTTTGTGTTAATACCACTTGATGCTAAAGCTGTTCTAAGATAACTATCGTACATTTCATTATCAGATTTAAACTCTATGCCCTGCATATTCTCCAAAGGAGCAGATGCAATTTTAACAGAATCAGATAGCGCACTCTTAACAAGAGCCATGAATTTCCCCAATAAGTCTGGACTAATTGCGATTGAATCTTTAACTGTTGCTTTTGCTTCTTTATTAAGATATGGGACTTCTCCCATTATTATCTTGCTTGCAGAAGCCATCGCAACATTCTTTTGTAATGTTCGCATCAACGGTTGTAATATTAAATCATTGAATAGTGGTGTAAAATAGGGAAGTCTTGTAGCCAACTCTGGAGTAAGTTTAAAACATACTCCAATTGTTACAGGAACATCAACCCAATAAATCCACGATGAATTTCCCCTGAGTTCAGGAGGTAGCCCCGGGTCGTAAGTAGGTGGTTTTTTTCCATCCATACCCCATATTTCATTAAACTTCTCTTTAAAGAATGGGGGATATAAATCTAAATCAACACCCGGTTGCATAAACCAGTACATATTGAAACTGAATAAAAATCCGTTTCCCCACCTACCCGTTATTTTGCAATATTGGGAAGGTAATTCTTGAAGTACTATAGCGTCTCCAACATCTCGCATACAACCAAAATAAGCATCGTTTCTAAGCATTTCCTTTACAACAATTCTAAATTCTTTTAAATAGTCAAATCTGTCAAGGAATTCTTCGATTGCTTCAAGTTCTCTCTTGTACTTTAATGTTGCATAATCTTTAACCTCTGCATTAGATGTATAAGTTATATCAAAAGCAAGCATATTTCCAAGATAAGAAAGCAATCTCTTATAAACCATAGATGTTAGTTCAAAGGATTGAGAAAACTCTTGAAGATTCTTCTCATTATCCTTCGGAGACTGCATAGCTTCATCCAGCATAGTTTGTGTTGCGGCAAGAGGATTAAGGTTAATATCTCTCATTCTAGCAGATAACAGTTCCGGATTCATATACATTGAGCCATAAGCGTTAGATAAACTACGTGAAAATTCGATTACATCCCAAACTTGTTTTTCTGTAAGAATTACGCTTTCTTCATCATCGCTTTTTACGATAGCGCTATTGCTCTTTACAATGCCTTTGTTTTTAGCCATTTGCACCTCCTTTATGTTTTTTTATTTCTTTGTTCATATGTTCTCCAATTTAAAAGAATCTAGCAACATCAAGAAAGGCTTGTTCATCTGTTTCGCCACTTCTTTCTTTTAATAAATCTATATCCATTAATGAAACGTAAAAATTTAGATAGCTTACAGCCGTAAATCTATCTTTTCGTGCGCCCTCTGGTTCTTCTAGTTTAAGATTGTTACTCTGTATACTCATCTCTAAAGAAATACACTCATTGACAAGTAAGGTTGTTTGCAGGTGGGCTTGTAAAAGGTGAGACCTTATGCCTGTATCATCTTGGTCTAGAATATCCTTGTTTCCTGTTTTTATTAGAAAGTCCTCTTCGGTATTATCATCAACAAGAAAATTTACAAGGTGCTTTCTCATTCTTTCTTTAAATTTAATGGCAATAGCAGAGTTAAGAGAAGCGGAAGCAAATATAGGAAAAATACACTTGTTTGCATCCCTTCCCAACGTTCTGGCTGTTAGTTCATCATAAAGTTTATCGTCAACATATTCGGACGGCATAACCGTATAAGCTTTATACTCAGAATCCCTGACTTCATCTTTGGTTGTTTCGCAGAGCGCATCAAATATTCCAATACCTGCGTTTGCGATATCGAGTACAAGAGCATCACCTTCAAACTCTTCAAATATTCTTTTTATGCGAAGAGCCTGTAAAGTTGTGTGCTTTCCATTATGGGACTCCATATATACAATATCTGTAAGCCAGCCTTTCGGGGTTGGCAAAAGTCTAGCGCAAGATATTATTGTATTATCGTTTCTCGACCCCGCTCTCATAGCAACATCTACAGATACAATTCTTTGTTCATCTGGTAATTTTGGTATATCATAAGGGTTTTTCCCGTTTGTAACAAACATTTCCTCTGTTATTGGTCTCCAACTTCTTTTTATATTTCTTTTAAATAAACCTAATTTATAATAAGAAGATGATGATGACCCATAAGGGATATTCCCATATTCCATGAGAAAAGCAATTGGGTCATTAAAGTCCCGTTTGTCTTTAGCTATTTGCTTTTTTGTCTTTATACCATGTTTTATAGTTATTAAGTAATCAAAAAATATAGCTTTAACGTCCTTATCCCCATTCGCTATTTGTCTTATGAATTTCTTTATTTCCGGATACCACTCATAACTTTTATAATGAGCACTGGTTATGATTATTTCTATGGGCTCTTCCCTGAGTTCTTCTATGTCAGAGTATTTCGGAAGTTTCATATAAGGTGGTTGTCTACTTACCAAAAAGGGTCTAATAATTGAGTCAATTATTGCGTTTGGTATAAGTCGTCTTTCTTCTAAGACTGTTATATTACTTCTGTGGCCGCGGCCGCCTTCGCCCGAAACAACTACATTTATCTTAGAACCGTTATAAAAAGTCATCTCCCATTTATTCATATTTGTTGTTAAATTGAGACACTCTCTACGTATATTTGGGTGCTCATTATATAAAGCTTGACATTTTTCTGATATTATGATACCAGCCTGTGCTTTTGTAGATGAAGCTAATGCGACTGTCGTGCCCGGGTATAATATGCATCTTGCGATAGAATATACACCAATCAACCATGATTTAGCACTTGCTCTGGATGCAATTCCAACAAACTCTGTGGATTGAGATATTAAGTTTACCCAAAATCTCTGGTATGGATATAGAGTAACTCCCATATAATGCTCTATAAAAAAGGATATATTATTACGATAAAAACCTACCCATGTTTTCAAGCGGTCTTTTGCCTGTTGGTCTATCTGACTGGTTGTAAGTATCGAAGACGATTCCCCGGATTTCTGATAAGGTTTCATATTCTTTAGAGTTAAAGGAGTAGAAATAGACTTCTTTTTACTGCCCATGATTTATTCTCCATCCGGATAATCATCTGCATCTGCAAATAATTCTTCGTCGTCCAGAGACTCTATATCATTTTCTTCATCGTTAATGTTGAAGTCCTTACTGCCTGTTATGAAATTCTTTATAGGTCGTACTATATATTTCTCAAAATATTCAGCTACATTACCCACATCTCGATACATATCTCCACGGGGGTCGCTTTTCATCCATTGAGCAGGTTCGTACATTTCAATATCTCTTATCCATTCTCCAAATCTCTCAGAACCTGCATCTCCATCAGCTTTATCTTTTGAGCTAGGCGCTATTTTAAGACTTTTCATAATGTCTTGTAAACCCTTAACTAGTTTATCTGTAGGGTCTGCATTGACTCTTGCAATTTTTAACTCTAGAAGGGTATAGCAAATTTGTTTTAAAAGGCTTACATCGGTATGATTTTCTGTACTAAATGTTTTTGTAAATTCAACATATTCCGACTGTAAGTATCTTATTTTATCTGAATCATAGTCTTTTCCCCAGAAGTCAATTATATTCTGAGGTATTTGTACTTCGGTATTTAGCTCTTTACTTGTAAAAATAACCGATACATCTTCGTATGAGTTATCTGTTTGTATAGATTTGTCCATTGATTTGTTTAATGATACTATTTTAGAAAGATAAATTCCAAAAACAGCGCTTACGTTTTTACCGCTGTCGATTAGTGTTTGAACGTGAGTTTTAGTTGATGCCATAGCATCGTTCGAATATTTTACATTTAAGACAATGCACATGCGATGTATCGAATTTTCAATGCTAAATGATTTTGAAATCATGCCGTCAACCATTTCATTTATGCAGGATTTACACAAACTTACTAAGCCGTTTGCATCTGCAAAACCCAAATCCATTGCTTCATAGAAATTGCTGGCAGGTCTCATTGAGCTACATTTTCTGCACCAAGATTCAGAAATTATATAATTTGTTTTAGTTTTTATTT